CTACTCCTGCAACCTTTTTAATAGCAGGAATGTCATAGCCGATAAGGTTGTGACCGATTAGTTTAGTTGCAGAAGAGAGCATAGCATAGCCCTCGTCTAGTTGAGTGTTGTCGAATGTAAATACGTCCATAGTATCTACGTCTTGAGCCACGATACAGTGTATCTGCGTGGGGTCTAAGCCGTCTGCTTCTATATCAAATACTAAGTTACTCATTCGCGTACTGCTCCTTTAAGCGTGTCTCTAGCTCTTTATCTTTCCAATCGTTATTGGGACTACGAGGATCTTTAAGCATCTCTTCGTAATACTCTTTAAGCACATCAAACTCTATTGCAACGCGAAGCCCTGCCATAGTAAAGTGCGCCCAATCAAGAATCCCAACTGGTCTAAAGCTTGTTTTGTTTTTAGCTATTACAAAGCCGTTAAAGATTGTACCCTGACGAGTGTAGCTTACCTCATAAACTAAGTCAGGGGCTGTCTTCCTAAGCTGTTGTAATGCGTTTTGTAAGGCGTAAGTTCCGTAAGGTGTCTTACTCATATGATCTCTCCATCAAACTGCGCCGCATCATAATCATCTAGCTCTCTGAGTCTACCTGTCTTGTTATCATACAGTAGGTGAGAAGCAACGCCAACATCTCCAGTGTATCTAGACTTCAGTACTCTGACCTTAGTGGTCGAGGCTTCTATCTGATCCTCTGACTGTTGGTTACGCTCCAAGGAGATCACGCAATCACTTAGCTGAGCAATACTCTGGCTCCCTCTGAGATGATTAAGCCCTGTCTCGATGCCGTTCTCGTGACCTCTGTTGCCCTCTACTCTACGCAAGTGAGATACCAGTATCATACCACAGCCTGTCTCTTCTACCATAGTTCTGAGGCGATGCATGATGCCGTCAATAGCTTTACGCTCATCGTTTTCTAGCGTAGATAGTACAAGCATGTGAAGGTGATCAACTACAATCCATTTACAATCCAGACCTATGATCATGTAGCGTAGCTTGCTGAAGATGTCGTCAAGGTTATTGACTCCGTGGTGTGCATGAATCCAGACACGCCCATCGTTGTCACCCATGAATACTTTCTGAAAGCAATCATCTAACTCTTCGTCAGTGAACTCAGCCTTAACACTATCAAGGTGAAGCTTAGCGTTAGCCTCCACTGCCATGATACCTTCGGCAGTACGTGACCAGTTCTCTTCAAGGGCTATGACACCCACGTTATCTTCTGTGTTGTTGATCAACCAGTGTTCAATCTCTCTGGTTACTGAGGACTTGCCCAAGCCTGTGCCGCCAGTGAGTGTAACTAACTCACCTGCTCTCAAGCCTTCTAGCTTTTTGTTAAGCCCCGCCCAAGGATAGGGGATGGCTGTCTTCTTCTCTAGTCGTAGCTTTTGATAGGCTTCAAACTGATCAGATAGATTTAGTACACCCGATGGCGTATAGACTTTAGCATCCCAGAAAGCACTGACGTATGCGGCGTGTCTACCTTGGCGTAACATATCGTTAGCATCTTTGTAGTCCACGGGCATTGTCATGATCTTAGCTTTCTTGGGGGTCAGTAGCTTTGCAATTGCTTGCGCCGCTTCCTTCCCTACCTTGTCGTTGTCGAAGTTAATGACAACAGAATCGAATGACTCAAGGTATTCAAGGCTTTGTTTAACATCACGAACGCCTCCTTGCGCTCCTGATTTTATAGATACGACAGGCCACTTGCTACCCATAAGTTCATAAGCGGCCATCGCATCACACTCGCCTTCTGTTAATGTTATAAACTTACCACCTGCTTTGAACAGGTTCTCTCCAAACAACCCTACTTCTTTAGGGCTTCCTGTCCATGTAAACTCTTTGTTCTGTTTACGTATCTTAGTCCCTGCTAACTCATGTCCATTGTAGTAAGGATAGTAGTGCTTATCTATCTTACCGCCTGTTTTTGTTGACTTAACACCATACTTCTTAGCTGTATCTAAGCTGATCTTACGGTCAGTTAGCTCACTGAATGAAGCAGTTGGATTCTCTACCATCTTGCTGTTCCTTTGATACACCTCAAAGTCCGTTACGGTATCAGGTTGTTGCACTTCCGCTGTGCTGTATTGGGGTAAGTGTGTATTGCAAGAGAAGCACCACCCAGTACCGTTATCGTTAACCGATACTGGGTCGCTACCTCCACAAGCAGGACAAGGTTGCTTATGTTTAACAAAAGGCATTCGCCTTACTCCTCAGTTGCTTCAACTTCCTCTGTTGCTAATGCCTCATCCGTGAGGTGGTTAGATTTAAGATTAGCTATGAGTGTAACTGTTGCGGCTTGCATTAAACCAACAGTCAGTGTAGCTTCTCTAAGGTTTTTATCTGCTTCCATTAGGTGAGTGAGTACAGCCCGCCCCTCATCTGAGATCAGATCTGACTCGTAGTTCACATCATCTACTGTTACTATAGCCATTACAGTTCATCCTCCATGTCACTTTCAGCCGCTTCAAACTCAGCACCATCAGGGCTACCAACTTCAACAAGGTCTAGTACTTGCATAGCTTGAAAGTCTAAGCCTTTGAAAGAGCCGTACTTGTTAGTGGTTTCCCACTCATTGTACTGCACCTTAACTACAGAACCATTGCCTACTTTAGCATCAAGAGGTTTCTTGTACTGGTCAACAAGTCTAGGTGCTGATCGTACTGCTCCGTCCTTGCCATCGACCTTACGTTTAATCACAATGGATGGCCCTTCGTCCATCTCTTTAATACTAAATCCACGAGCCTTAAAATCTGCGGCAGTGGCCTCATCTACAACTAAGTTTACTGAGTACGTAGGTTCAAAGGTTGTGTTCGGTGTAGTGACCGATGCCCAGTACGCTGTGCCTTCTAATATAGCCATGTTACTTTCCTCTTTGGTGGTTAAAATTAAGTGTGGAGTGTACCACAGTTGTTCAAATATGCCAAGCTTTATTTGTTTCCAATTGAATCTGTGTCCTTGTTGCCGTTGATTATGTCGAGCGTTGTTTCGTACTCAGTCTTGTCAATGATGTACTGTATGACTGCTTGTTCCTTCACGCCATACTGCTTACAGGCTACGCTTAAAAGAACCTTACCGTCTGCCACATCTCTTGCCGCCTTTGATGTACCTATCGCTTGCGGTGATGGGTCTGTACTAAACATCTCTTCAAACATTATCATCCTCCCTTTCTTTCTTGAGTTCATCTATCATTAGCTCAGATTCGTATAGCAATCTAATACCGCACCCCAGTGCTACTAACACCAACACTCCTAGAATTATATCAAGCATAGCTTACCCCTTTAATACTAACAGTACATTTATAAGAACTAAAACACACGACAATATAACAGCAGTTCTTATTGTTTTTATAAACCTTGATTCAAACTTGCTCTTCATTACTGTGGCTTCTTTCTCCACCCAGTTGGTCGCTCTTTGCAGGACGTTTATCGTCAGCTTCTTTACCTTCTTCATCTTCTTTCTCCGTCTGTTGCTTGTTAAAAATCGCATCGAAGTTATCGTTAAATCTATTTAAGTTTACGCTCCTTGCACGATCACCTTTGCCGCCATGTGTTGCGTCACCCATGTTCTCTAGTCCTCCGTCCATATCTTACCAAAGGTTATCACGATAAAGGGTAGCATGATTACGACACCCTCAAAGGATGCCGCATTGATCTCTTCAGTCAGACTATTAGTAACCCATACAGCCCTGCTGTCAGCGAACTCGAAGTCAAGACCCACACCTAGCCTATAGTTTATACTTAAAAAGTTTTCTCCAAATCCTGTTGTCATTTTGTTTTCCTTTTATTAAATTGATTAAGGTACTCACCTACTGTCAGGTCAGATGATTCTATTTTAGATGTGAGTGCTTGCCATTCTTTAACAGCCCATTTAACTTTACTGTCTGCAAGAATATCTAACACTGCGTCCTGTAGTTGACTAGGTTTATCTAGAATATAACGCACCTTTCGATGCGCCAGTGAATCTATACTGAATACTTTCTCTGGTATCTTCATGCCGCAACCGATAAGAAAGTGTGAGCATTGAGGGTCTGTCTTACAACCTCTTGTCTATCGTTCTGTATTGATGCAATGTTCGCCATGCTTGAAGAACGAGGGGCTTCAAAGTGTGTTGACCAATCTGTCATAGCATTATACACAGCCCAGAAGTTATTGCCAAGACGTTTAGAATAGATTGCATTGTACATATTCCACATATACTGAAGACTAGTGTTACGTCTAGGCATATCAAACAGTATATCAGTAGGGTTAGTAACCCCTTTCTTTATTGAATCTAAAGCTGTCTTGCACTTGAGTGCTTCGGCAAAGAATCTAAACGCCTCTAGATTACTACACTCTCTACCCTCCCACTGTTGCCATAGGTCACGCTGATTGTGAAAGAGATCTAAAGACTTAGTAATAATCCTACCGCCCTGCTCAATGTCTAGTGACCTAGTGTGCTTAGCTTTGAACACTGACACTTCACCACCTACAAAGACTTGAAGATTTGTACACGCGTGTTGTATTGCGGCGGCACTAATCATGAACGGCCACGTACCATCAAAGGATGATATAGATAACAGACTCAGACTAGCCTCGTCACCGTCACTAGTTCTATAGGTATGCTCTGGTAGCTTGTATTGTACAAAGGTTCTAGCACCATTGTGTGAGGTTCTAATAGTCTCCTCCATCCCATTGATAGATAGGTCAGAACGCTCAATGATATTCCTAGTAACATCTATCATGTGCTTAGGTGCTACAGGTTTATAGCCATGACCGTGGATACCTAGCTCTTCACCAGTATCGGTGCGGTAGATAACAGATTTACTGCTTGGTAATGCGTCACCATATTGGGTGGCGGTGTACGTCAACGGTGCAACAGCTATATCAAAACCTGCTGAGCCATAGCCTCTATCTTTAATAGCTTGTAGTGCTGTGTTATTTTGAAACATCGGTGTGATATTATTCATTACTGTATTCCTTTCTGGTTTAATTTAATTAATATTAACACTCACTGATGTAAGTGTCAACAATTTATTTTACAAACACGCTTCACTTAACATATTATATATGCTATAATATTCTTTATAGTTTAAAAGACTTAATAACTTTCTTCTATTTTCTCCTGTAAAAAAAAGAACAAGGACAATAGCTTTATAGTCTACATAGACTATTTAGTTATTAGCTCCGCAGAAACCACAGCGGTTTCAACCACATAAATCTGTGACATCTTATAGTTCTTTCGCATAGCCTCATTGTTGCCATACTCCATAGCTTGTTCAGGTGTCTCAGCCGCCACAGTTATGTAGTAACCAGACAACTCAGACATAAGAACCTTGTAGCTATGGATTGGTTTAGATGTATCAATGATGCCTTTCATCTGTTGTGTTCCTTATAGTTAGGGTCAATTGTTGTTAGCTTCTGTCGCAACCACTTCATTGATAGCTGTTCACACCTCCCTTCTAAGTTGCTATCAGGCTTAGAATATTTAAGGCCTATAAAGTTATTATCTATTTCTACATGACGGTAACGTGCCATCCTACTGCATAGGGTTTTAAGTCCTACCTCTGCAACTTCAGAGTATTCTTTCATGCTATAGTAAGTACCAGTATGTAGATCAGGGTGTTCGCCATTAAACTTAAAGGTCTTTATCTTCATTGTTCTTTCTCCTTTAGTGGTGGTGCTTGTTTAATATCAGTAGCACAGTCCGTTGCCAAGACTAATGGTTGACATATCTCTTTGCACCATTGTCTCATTCCCAACCTTGTGTTCATCCAAGACTTCCACATTTGCTTCTCGTTCATAGTATCTATTAATCTAGCCATTGCTCTCTCCCACATAAGTTATTATATAAAATATACCACCGCGCTGTCCAATTTTATGTGCATCTTCTAGAGTTGAGGCGTACTGAGTACACCCCATTTCTTCCCAATCAATTGCCCACATGTTATCTCTCCACTGTTACTTTAAAGTCTGTCGCATCTATCTCAGCCCTGACAGCATCCATGACCTTAGTTTCTAGTGCATCATCAACCATAACTTCGATTGCATATGAATCTGGAAAATCTAAATCTTCCATTGCAGACTCAACCATAGTCTCAACTTCATCGCTGTCAGTCTTTTGTTCCATGCTACATTCAAGATCTTCGAGCCTACTATCAACATCATCTAACCTCATGCTCAACTCTGTAACCGTTGACTCTTCGCCGTCATTATACTCAGGACTAGGGCTGTCTTGATAGAGCTGTACCCTGCGCTCAAGGTCTGCAATCCTATTAGCATCGCGGATATGAATCTCTTCCATCTCGTTGAGCTTTGCACTAAGGTCTACCACATCAACATATGCAGAGTGAGACATTCTATCAGCCCTATCTACAGCGATGTTG